TGAAAATGGCGCGCTCGGGAAGATTCGAACTCCCGACCCCTAGATTCGTAGTCTAGTGCTCTATCCAGCTGCAATCACGAGATTTATCCGAAGTGTTCATAATGGTTTCTTTTTTGTCTTCGGCTAAATCTACGCTGCACCGTATGTTTTCGTTATAAAGTAACATCGTCACGGTCACACATTCATTACAGTTAGTTGCTAATCGTACGTTTGGTGTCCATAGTGGACACATGGCTATATTGCATTGCTTTTCTAGTGATACTAAAAACCAAGAAGATTAATTTTCTTTGGTTAAATTTATTGTCATCTAAAGTTTTAGATAGCCGCTTGTTGCAGAAGCTGGCGCAAATCCGATTAAACTTATTAATCGAAGAACGCAAGCTCTATGAAGGCAACACAACCTGCATATATGTGATGGCAATACTCTCAATAGAATATTGGGATAGACAACACAAACACGCTGACAGCCTTGGTCTTTTAATTCCTGACGTATCAAAAGCTGTGCCAAAATATGTGCACCAGGTAGGCTTATCAGCAAAAGCAATGTCAGATATTTCAGGTATACCTAGAACAACCATTGTAAGAGCTCTTAAGAAGCTTGAGAAAATGGATTTAGCTAAACAAACCGATGTTGGCTGGTACACAAATGTTCATCAGGCCAGAACGGTCGGTCTAGATATGTACACCACTTGGTACAACGATATTATCAAAACACTAAAATAATAAGCCGCACTATAGCCCAACAGCCATAGGAGAATGCATGGAAGCTCTTCATGAGTTATCTATGATCTCTGACGGTCAAGCTAGGTGGGACAAGCAAGAAGCACAACTAAGTAAAAACGGTATCTTAGGATCTATAGATACTAAAATTACTAAAGGTGTTCTTCCTCTTGTCGCTGATGCTTTGACTGTAGAGATTGAAGCTACTTCAACTCAAAGAGGTGTAAAACCTTTTTGGCTACTACCACTTCAAAACATCGACATAAATGTTGTCGCCTACATTGGTCTTAACTATTCATTTATCGGAGTAGGACAACAAACAGATGTTACAAACATTTGCATAAACATCGGTAAAGCAGTTTGTATTGAGCTGTGGTCTAAAGACTTTGAGAAGACAAATAAACAGCTATTTGACCGATTATTCAAAATGGCTGTGAATAACCATAACAGCCCAAGGCACAGGCTTAAAGCAGTGTCAGCAGTAGCACAACGTGAAGGCTATGGCCTAAACAGATGGACAGCAGAAGAAAACCTTTCGGTTGGGCAAGCTGTCTTAAATAGTGTTCTACAAGGCTCTAAGCTCTTTGAGCTATTTGAGCTGCCGCGTAAAAACGGAAAAACCTTACCAAAACAACTAGGCCTTACGCCTCTTGGTTCACATATAGTAAATGAGCTAACTGATGCCGTGCGATGGATGTCGCCCATATTCAAGCCAATGCTACAAAAGCCAAAGCCATGGTCTGCTTTTAGTACAGGTGCATATCACGATCCTAAACTAGCTAGCCTAGTGCCTCTGGTCCGTATGGCGCCGCATGAGCAAAAGCAACGCATTGACATCAAGTCCAAGTCAGGACAGATGGAGCGTGTTTATAAAGCTCTTAACGCTATGCAAGAAACACCACTAGCTATTAATAAAGTAGTGCTAGAGCAGGTAAAGAAAGCATGGCAACGAGGTGACGCACTTAAGAAGTTTCCTCGATCAACAAAGCTAGAAGTGCCAGGCAAAGTAAGCAACTGGTTAGAGCTTGATGCAGCACAGCGAAAAGGTGTTAAGAAACACAAAGAAGCTGTAGTGCTGCGTAATCGTGCGATTGACGCTGATCTTGTAAACTTTGCTTCTGACATTCAGACAGCTGAAGATCTAGCAGAACACCCACGGTTCTACCAACCGCATAACCTCGATAAAAGAGGCCGTGTGTATCCAGTTCCAACTTTCAATCATCAACGTTCTGACCACATACGAGCTATGTTTCAGTTTGCTGATGGTAAGCCGCTTGGTTCTGAAGGTGCTTATTGGCTTGCTATTGCACTTGCTAACGCAGGTGACTTTGACAAGGTTAGCAAGAAGAGCCTAGACGACCGCATAGCATGGGTTAACGACCATCAACGTGTTATCTATGCCATAGGCCGTAAGCCTGGCCTTACACGCTCAATATGGAATGAAGCAGATAAGCCATTTAGCTTTCTTGCTTTATGTGTTGAGTTTGCTGGTTACATGGAACAAGGAGAAGACTTTGTAAGTCATCTACCTAGTCCACTAGACGGCACAAATTCTGGTGTACAGCATTATTGCGCCGCACTAAGAGATGCTGAGGGTGGTTCTACTGTAAACCTAGTACCATTAGTTAAACCAGCAGATGTCTATCAAATTGTTGCTGACAACGTTCTTGATCAAATCAGGAATGACACAGGTAACGAGGAGTTAGCAAAAATGTGGCTTGATTACGGAGTGTCACGCTCTGTTGTTAAGCGCAATGTTATGACCTTTGCATACGCATCAGAAAAGTATGGGTTTAAGCAACAGCAAATGGAAGACCTCATGAAGCCGCTGGCGGACGAGGTACTCGAAGGGCTACGCGATAAACATCCATTTGGTGATGATGGCGGTCATAAAGCTGCTAGTTATATGGCAGAAAAAGTATGGGTAGCAGTAAACCAGATTGTCAATAAAGCGGCAGTCGGTATGAAATTCATACAAAAATGTGCCAGTCTTTTGGCACACGAAACTAAACCACTTACGTGGGTAACACCTATCGGCTTACCTGTTGTTCATGCATATAAACAATGGGAAATAAACCGTGTTCGCATATTCTTGTATGACAAGGAAATGACGGTTGCGGATAAAGCCGTTAAAAGCAAAGTCGCGGCAAATGGCAACGACGTCTACAATTGCATCATGTGCAATATCCGCACAAAGCCAAAAGGAACTATTGATAAAACTAAACAGCGCAATGCCGCTGCACCAAACTTTATCCATAGTCTTGATGCTTCTCACCTGATGTTTACGGTCTTGGCCGTAGCTGAAGAAGGAATATCAGATTTCCTTTTAATTCATGACTCATTCGCAACTCACATGGCAGATACTAGCCGTCTCTTCTACTTAGTTAGAGAGCAATTTGTAGCCATGTATGAGCAGCACGACGTCATGCAAGATCTGCACGATACGACCTTTGAGTCACTTAGTCCTGCAGGAAGACTAAATCTCACTTCACCCCCAGACAAAGGCGACCTTGAAATACGAGGTGTCTTGGAGAGCGACTATGCGTTTGCATAAAATTGACTTTAAGGATCTTGACGAAAAGCGTGATCACTACATCGCAGAAGGTGTTGCTCATATTTTAGAACGCAAACCTATGCCTGTAGATCTGATGGCAACATTAGACGAGCTAGGCGTCAATTTGAATTGGCTTTTTAGTAAAGCCGCAAATCTCATGGAAGCTCATGACGAAATATATCCTAAGGAGGATTAATGTCTAAAGCAAAATTTACTAGCCCGAAGGGGACAGCACAGTGGCCTTGGTTGTCGAAACCAGATACTCGCTACGATGCAGAGGGCAAGTATAAAACAGATGTCCTTATGTCTAAAGAAGACGCCAAAGAATTTATGTCAAAAGCTAAAGAGCTGTACGTAGAAGAATTTGGTGAAAAGGCACTTAGTAAAGCTAAATGGCCATACATGATTGATGACGAAACTGGTGGTGTAACCATCCGCGCCAAATCCGGTAAAAAGCCTGGCATGTTTGATGCCAAAGGTAACGTGATCAATAAAGACCTTGCAGTAGGCAATGGCAGCACAATTAAAGTTGCTGGTCTCATGCAAACTTATGACGCTGGAGGCAACAAAGGCGTTACTGCATATCTCAATGCTGTTCAAATTATAGATCTTGTCGAGTTTGGCGGATCAGCTTCATTTGAAGAGGAAGAGGGATATGTATTTACGGCTGAAGAGACTGCAAACGACAATGACGAACCGGACTTTTAGAAATATAAAGTTCGTCAATAGTTATCGAAGCGGATTAGAAGCCAATGTAGCAAACCAGTTAGATGAAGCAGGTATCACGTTTGAGTACGAGACAACACGGTTGCCGTACAAGCTAGATGCTAAGTACATACCTGACTTCATAATTGGCGATATGATTATCGAGTGCAAGGGGCGCTTTACAAGCGAAGATCGCAGAAAAATGCGGTTGGTTAAAGAGCAGCACCCAGAGCTAGATATACGGTTTGTCTTCTCACGTTCATCATCAAAGATAAACAAAGGAAGTAAAACTACATACGCCAACTGGTGCGACAAAAATGGTTTCCCATACGCAGACAAATTAATTCCAACATCATGGTTAGGAAATTAGATGAGCCAGAACGAACTATTATTGAAACACATGAAGCGCGGCAAGCGCATCACTCGCTTGATTGCTTTGTACGAATATAAAGTACAGAACATCACTGCGCGTATCACAGATCTTAGGTCAAATGGTTGGAACGTTAAAACTTCCAAAAAGAGAGATGCTAACAACGCAATCTATGCGGAGTATTACTTAGGTAAACCACACCGCATGGCCCAGTCATAATGGGTGTCATGGGAGGTTTTCCGGTCTCAGTACCAGATGCCATTCTTATCACCATGCTGATTATTATATTGATCAAGCGTAGATAGTAACCAATTGACCGCACTAGGGCGCCCTTATGGGCGTCCTTTTTATTTGGAGGTTAAATGAGAGCAAATCAAACATGGGTAGAAGCAGTAGATCAGGTATTTCACCAATACGAAAATATTGTGGCACCTCGCGGCCAAGAAGTACGTGAAGTAAATCAAGCTACTTATACCGTCGACTGGAACTATCCAGTTGTTACAAACAAATCAAGAAATCTAAACTACAAATTTATGTTTGGCGAAGCCGCTTGGATACTTAGCGGCAGTAACGATGTAGAGACTATCTCAAGCTACATGAAATCTTACGCAAAGTTTAGTGATGACAATGTGACATTAAACGGTGCCTACGGTCCTAAAATTATAGACCAGATGTCATGGGCAGCCAAAGAGCTTGCTAAGGACAATGACACACGTCGTTGTTACATCAACATATGGCGCGAACGGCCAGGCGAGTCAAAAGACATACCATGCACAGTTGGCATGCAGTTTATGATACGTGATGGCAAACTAAACCTGTTCGTCAACATGCGATCACAAGATGTCGTGCTTGGCATGCCTTATGATATTTTCAGCTTTTCTATGATTGCAAAAGCTATGCAGCTGATGCTGTACAAAACTCACGACATAGCAGTGGTGCCTGGCGAACTAAAAGTAACCGTAAATTCACTTCATATTTATGAGCAGCATTACGTTGACGTTGCTGACTGGTTGACATGTGACTGTCACCGCTTTGCAGTAGACACAAATCTTAGTGAAAAAATAAGCAACTGCTTAACACCTAGCGAGCTTATAACAGGTCTGCGCGAGTTGGCAGAACAATGGTAATTATTGAAGGCGCTGACGGAACAGGCAAAACCACTTTAGCACACGGAATAGCAAAGTGGCTCAACGCTCAATACATCCATTGCTCATATCATCCATCGTGGGACATTGAAACTTACCACAGACACGTCTTGCATTTTGCAGGCAAGCTTGAAGAGCAGTCTGACGTTGAGGTTGTGATTGACAGGTGGGCTATAAGCGAAGCTGCTTACGGCAATGCCTACAGATCAAAACCGGCTTACGACACAAAAGCACTGCATGAAGAAGCTATGCGTGCTTACAATCCAAAACTCATTTACTGCCACAATAATCAGGCAGTTGAAAATCACAAAGCACGGTTGTTTGAACGTGATGAGATGTTTGAAGACATTTCACCAGTTGTTCAGCAATACGAAAACATCATGGCTAGCGGTGATTACGCTTCATACATTCCATACGACTACACCAACATGGATATGTCGAAGTTCATCGTATTACATTTTTATCATTGGGGGATCGCATGAGCATCACAGCTGACATATACGCGCTGCAAGCAAAGTATGGCTTTAACCATGAACCTTTAGATGCTGACAAGCTAACTTTGCGACTAGATCAAATAGAAGAAGAATTCAATGAAATGCAAAATGCTTTTATGCACAAAGATGCAGAAGAATTTGTTGATGCTTGCATTGACATATCTGTATTTGCGTTAGGCACGCTTGCACTACTTGGCGTTGACATTGATGAAGCATGGGCAGAAGTCCACGCAGCAAACATGTCAAAAGTAAGAGGCGTAAAAGAAGGCCGCGAACAATCTGGCGGTTGGGACTTAATCAAACCAAAAGACTGGGAGGCACCCGATCATGCAGGAAACACAGGCTTCTTTTCAGACGCACTCAGCGTGTCAGAAATGCGGTAGCAGCGACGCCAAAGGTATCTACGAAGACGGACATGCTTATTGCTTTGCATGTGAAACGTACTTTGGAGGTAACGATGAAGAATCCATTAGCGAAGGAAATCCGTTCGCCAAAATACAGGCAACGGATAATAAAGAAGCGCAAGCTCTATACGCGCAAGGTAAAACACAAGCACTTAAGACAAGAGGCATTACACAAGAAACATGCAAGCATTTTGGTTATCGTGTTGGTAATGGCAAACACCTTGCGCCGTACAGAGTCAATGGCAAACTCGTTGCACTCAAAACACGTGACGCCGACAAAAACTTTAGCGTTGTTGGTGACGGAAAGAAGCTACCGTTATTTGGTCAGCATCTTCAAAGCAAAGGCAAAAAACTGTTTGTGACAGAGGGAGAGCTAGATGCTCTTTCTGTCTCACAGGCGCTTGGTAACCGCTGGCCTGTAGTATCTGTACCTAATGGTGCAAAGAGTGCGCCAGAGGCCATCAGAAGAGAGCTAGAGTATGTAATGAACTTTGAGTCTGTGGTCTTTATGTTTGACCAAGACGCACCAGGCTTAGAAGCAGCAAAAGCATGTGCTGATCTTATCGAGCCTGGCAAAGCTCACGTTGCTACGCTACCTCTCAAAGATGCAAACCAAATGCTTCAAGAAGGTCAGCTTAAAGAGCTAGTTAAAGCAGCATGGGATGCACCTGTTTATAGACCTGACGGTATTGTTGCAGCCAAAGATTTGTATGAGCTTGTGGCGTCTGAAGATCGAGTAGACTCCACAGCTTATCCTTACGACTTTATGAACGAAAAAACTAAGGGTATGCGCAAAGGCGAGCTTGTTACAATCACCGCAGGTAGCGGCATGGGCAAGTCGGCATTTGTACGTGAACTTGCACATCACCTTGTTAAGGAGGATGAACGTGTTGGTCTTCTCTTTCTTGAAGAAAATATCAAACGCACTCTCACAGGCCTTGTATCAATTGAGCTTAACAAGCCTCTTCATATTGACCGCGAAGGTGTTAAGCAAAGTGATATTCGTACTGCGTTTAACTCTGTATTCGGCAATGGCAACGTATTTGTCTACGATCATTTCGGTAGCGTTTCTTTGGAACACATCATTGCGAAGCTACGTTACTTGGCACACGGAGAACAGTGTTCTTGGATTATCATTGATCATCTTTCCATTATGGTTTCTGGCCTTGATGTACCGGATGAGAGAAAAGCTATTGACGTAATTATGACACGTCTACGCACCTTTGTTGAAGAAACAGGTGTCGGCATGCTTTTGGTATCACACTTACGTAGACCAATGGGTGACAAAGGTTTTGAAGAAGGTGCACAAGTATCTTTGAACAGCTTACGCGGCTCACACTCTATAGGTCAGCTTTCAGACATGGTTATTGGTTTGGAGCGTGACCAACAATCAGACTCAAATGAAACAATTGTTCGCGTTGTAAAAAATAGATTTACAGGCGCAACAGGCAGAGCTGGCAGCCTTATGTATAACGAGGCAACTGGCAGATTGGAGACAATGGATGCGGTTGGTTTTTGACATTGAAGCAAATAACCTACTAGACGAAGTAACTACCATCCACTGCATATGCACACACAATTACGATACAGGTGAAACAAGAAGTTTCAAACCTGATCAGATTAGCGAAGGCCTAGAATATCTGCAGCAAGCAGACGAACTTATAGGCCATAACATTATTGGTTACGATGTACCTGTAATCAAAAAGCTACATAGCAAATTCAAAGCACCTAAGCTCACAGACACACTGTCTATGGCACGTCTGATGTTCCCAAATATTAAAGATAAAGACTTTCTGCAAAAGCCTAAAGACATGCCTACAAAAATGTATGGCAGACAGGGCTTGGCAGCATGGGGTTTTCGTCTTGGTGAATACAAAGACAACTACGACTTAGGCTTTGAAGAGTTCAACGACGAGATGTTGTCGTACTGTGAACAAGACGTGCAAGTAAACGTTAAGCTATACAAATTGTGTCTGGATACGAACACTGATGAAAGGGCTATTAATCTTGAGCATGAGATCAATATGGTTACGTCACAAATGGAAAATACTGGGTTTCATTTTGACGTGGCTAGTGCTGCTACACTATACGGTGAATTAGCAAATAAACGCGACATTATCAAACGCTCGATGGAAGAGAATTTTGAAGGCACAGTAAAAACCTACAAAACAAAGCCGTCGATTGTTATCCCATTTAACCCATCTAGCAGACAGCAAATAGCTGCACAGTTGATAAACAAGTATGGCTGGAAACCGTCAGAGTGGACGCCAGCTGGTCAGCCTAAAATTGACGAAGACACTTTATCAAAACTGAACTACCCAGAGGCTCAACAGCTTGCCGAATACTTCTTATTAGAGAAGCGCATTGGCATGATAGCGGAGGGTAATAATGGCTATCTTAAACTCGTGGACAAATCATCTAAACTCCGTGGCAGATATATCACAAACGGAGCAATCACCGGACGAGCAACCCACTTTGCCCCCAACTTGGCTCAAGTGCCCTCATTGCGGGTGCCTTACGGCAAAGACATACGCGAGCTCTTTACAGTGCCCGATGGGTGGACCATGGTCGGTTGTGACTTGTCAGGAATCGAGCTTAGATGCCTTGCACACTACTTATGCCCTTGGGATGATGGAGCTTACGCAAAACTAATTCTTGAAGCAGATATACACACTGCTAACCAAGAAGCAGCAGGCTTGCCTGACCGTGACGCAGCTAAGAAATTTATCTATACGCTTGTCTATGGCGGTGGCGACCAAAAGCTAGGTGAAATCATTGGCAAAGGACGAGACGCAGGTAGGCAAATGAAGAACAAATTCTTCAGTGCCATGCCAGCATTTAAGCGCCTTAGAACAACAGTAGAGTCAACACTAGAGTCACGTGGACACTTGATTGGTCTTGATGGCCGAAAGCTATATCCACGCAGCCAACACAGCGCACTTAACACACTATTGCAATCTGCAGGTGCGTTGGTTGCAAAGCAGTGGCTGATCTATGCGTTTGACGACATTAGCAATACTTACAAGCACGGCTGGAACGAGCAGTTTGTCTTTAGTGGATGGATCCACGATGAAGTGCAGGCTTCCTGTGCGGAGGAGATCTCCGAAGATGTCGGTAATAGACTTAGAAGAGCAGCGCAAAAAGCTGGAGAAAAATTCAACTTCAAATGCAGAGTTGACGCCGAATATGGTCGAGGATCTAGTTGGGCATCAACCCACTGATAACGACGCAGAAGCAGTAGAAGTACTTGCAAAGTCGCATTTTGAAGGTTTCACAACTAGAAGCAATTTCGCACGAAAGCACGCCGATGTTGTGGCTATGCTTGGCTGCTGTGGTCTCATAACGACTTCAGTAGCTGGCAACCAATGGACTAACCTTTGGAAAGTCACACCTGAGGGCTTGCAATTTTTGCGAGAAATTATGGAAGAAATATATGAGCAAGAAGAACCATTTACTGATTGATGGTGATGGTGTCGTCTTTACAATATGCGTTGGCTTAGAGCATGAAGTGCGTTGGGATGAAAACATCCACACGCTTCATTCTAATCTTGATGAAGCAATCGATTCCTTTGAAAAATACACAAAGCAAATCAAGCATGAACTAAAAGCTAACGAAATAACGTTTGTGTTTAGTAGCAAGACTAACTTCCGCAAATCTGTAGATCCGACATACAAAGGTCATCGCAAGAAAGCTAGAAAGCCATTGGCTTATGGCAGCATGCTAGAATACGTATGGAAACAGAACAACGTAAGATGGACATGCGTAGAATACGACCATCTTGAAGCAGATGATGTTTTAGGCATTATGGCTACAAACGGCAAAAATCCTAACAACATCATTGTGTCTGACGACAAAGACTTACTCACAATACCTACACGTGTTTACCGCTTAGGCGAGCTGCACGATGTGTCACAAGAACAAGCCGACTACAATTGGCTCAAGCAGACACTGACAGGCGACGTAGCTGACGGCTACAAAGGCTGCCCAGGTATAGGCGATAAGTCTGCAGCTAAACTCCTTGAAACTCCAACATGGGAAACCGTGGTTAAAGCCTTCACAAAGGCAGGCCTCGGAGAAGCAGAAGCATTAGTACAAGCACGCTTAGCAAGGATCTTAAGAGCTGAAGATTATGTCGATGGTGAAGTAATTTTATGGAGACCAGATGACACAGTTACGACATGAAGAGTACATGAAAATGAAGGCACAAAAAGAACTAAGTGACTACGACGTCATTACACACCCTAGCCACTACAATATCGATGGTATTGAGCCAGCAGAATTCATGGAAAGCCTCGGCATTGCCGAAGACTACTACGCTGGCAACATAATTAAGTATATCTCCCGATATAAGCACAAAAATGGCATTGAGGATGTTCAAAAGGCAAAACAGTACACAAAAATGCTCCTAGAATTGCTTGAGAGCATGCCTGACAAAAGGCTGCTATAGGCTAACATCCCTAAATAGCTAAAACTGACTGGTGATGATCCTAGCTATGCTAGTGGTCATCCCCAGTTTCAGACGCCTTTTTGCACACTAATTGCTATTAAATTAGGGGAAAGCATGAACAGATTTATTGTAGATGAGACACCTGAAGCAATTGCTCAGGCACTATGCGACAAGCACATAGTCAAGATGCCACTTGAAGAGGCACAGATGTTATGCACTGCAGCACGAGAGCATTCAGAGCAAGGCGATGAACTAGAGCTTTACAAGTCTGCACATAAAAACCACCCTGCAACAATATGGGTGCGCGAGACCAGATCAAACTACGAATATGGCCTACAGTTATTCAAAGCAATGCTTAATGAGTACACGCACCGCTACGGTAAAATACATGCAAGCTCACGCCTTATAAAACCACTTGAGTGGGCAGCCAAGTTTATACCTGACGGAGGCTTAACTAAGCACCCAGTGTGCTTCAAGTACCTAAGTGATGTCGTTAAACAGCATCCTTATGAACAATGGCCTATTAGCGCCTATCGTGCTTGCTACCAGATAGACAAGCCATGGGCTGCATGGAATAAGAATAGAGCTGCACCTTCATGGTGGTAGCTTAAAATACTACTCTCCGAGTAGTTGTCCAGGTCCCTCAGGCACTTCGTGTCTGGGGGATTTTTTTTCGTTTAATTAGCCGCACTTAAGAGAGCCCTAGTTTCTTAGAGAGCTAAGGATTTCCTTAGGTGTAGAAGTAGAAGTACCTATAAAGGAACCTATAGACCCTATGACAGTAGAAGAACTCTACGGAGACTTTATCCATAAGTCCCGATACGCAAGATATTTAGAAAACCAAAAGAGACGAGAGACATGGCAGGAGACTGTCGATCGATACATCGATTTTATGTCTACTAAGGCTCCGGCTATAACCCAAGAAACTTGGCAAGAACTAAGGCACGCTATCATTACTAAGCAAGTAATGCCTAGCATGAGAGCCTTAATGACTGCAGGTCCTGCATTGGACCGAGACAATACCTGTGGCTATAACTGTTCTTATTTGGTCGCTGATGACCCCAAGGCCTTCGACGAGGCTATGTTCATACTTATGTGTGGCACAGGCGTGGGCTTCAGTGTTGAGAGACAATATATTAATCAGCTCCCTGAAGTCCCTGAGCGCCTCTTTGCATCTGATACTGTAATTAAGGTATCTGACAGCAAAGAAGGATGGTCCAAGGCCTTTAGAATGCTGATAGCGCTGCTATATGCAGGTGAAAAACCAAACTGGGATGTCACCAAGGTACGTGCAGCAGGTGAACGGCTAAAGCAGTTCGGAGGCAGAGCCTCAGGACCTGAGCCGCTGGTAGACTTGTTCGAGTTTACTGTGAACCTGTTTGACAATGCCAAAGGACGCAGACTCTCTTCGATTGAATGTCATGATCTGTTTTGTAAGATAGGTGAGATTGTAGTCGTTGGGGGAGTTAGACGCTCAGCGATGATTAGCCTGTCCAACTTGACTGATGACCGTATGCGTCATGCTAAGTCAGGTGAGTGGTGGAACCAGAATAAACAGCGAGCACTCGCTAACAACTCAGTGTCGTTTACTGAGAAGCCTGATGTAGGTGCATTCTTACGTGAATGGACTTCACTCTATGAGAGTAAATCAGGTGAGCGAGGTATCTTCAACCGCGTTGCAAGTCAAAAGCAAGCGGAGAAGTATGGCAGGAGAGATCCTAACCATGAGTTCGGCACAAATCCGTGCAGCGAAATAATTTTACGACCATACCAGTTCTGTAATCTGACCGAGGTCGTCATAAGACCCGAAGATGACAAAGATAGCCTCTGTAAGAAAGTGAGACTCGCAAGCATCTTGGGCACTATTCAAGCGACGCTAGTCAACTTTCCGTACTTGCGTCGAGTGTGGGAAAAGAACACTGCTGAAGAACGACTACTAGGTGTATCGCTTACAGGTATCATGGATAACAAACTGATGAACTCGGTTACTGAAACAGCCAAAGATACGTTAGAAGCTATGCGTATTGCAGCAGTATCAGCAAATGCCGAGCATGCAGATATGTTAGGTATTCCGCGATCAACAGCCATCACTTGCGTTAAGCCAAGTGGTACTGTTAGTCAGCTGGTCGATGCAGCCTCAGGTATTCATACAAGGCATAGTGACTTTTACTTCCGCACAGTACGTGGAGATAATAAAGATCCTTTGACACAGTTTATGGTCGATCAAGGTGTTCACGCTGAACCTGATGTGATGAACCCTGAAACAACTACGGTGCTAACGTTCCCAATCATGTCACCACAGGATGCAATTACACGCGAGAACCTTACGGCTATTGAACATCTGGAACTATGGAAGATGTATCAAGAGTATTGGTGCGAACACAAACCATCGATAACCATTAGCGTACATGAACACGAGTGGCCTGAAGTAGGCGCTTGGGTGTTTAACAACTTTGACGATATTTCAGGTATTTCGTTTCTGCCACACGACGGCGGCAGCTACAGACAAGCACCATATCAAGAAGTTGAATACGAGGACTACTTAGAGATGGCAAACCTGTTTCCAAAGAAAATAGAGTGGGACCAGATGGTCGAAGAAGAAGACACAACAACAGGCTCGCAAGAGCTAGCGTGCAGCGCAGGTAGCTGCGAAATTATGTAGGAGGTTTTTTATGAAACCGTGCAAACGATAAATGCCACCACGCAATCACAAAGCGTGGCTTAAAACACCTAAAATAGAACACATCAGTTCGCTTATATATTCTGACTATGATTTGTATGAGCAAGAGATCGAAAAGATCTTTAGCAAAGTGTGGGTTCCTGTGTGTCACGAAAGTGAGCTACCTGAGGTAGGTCGTTTCCGCACATCACAAATTGCACATAAAACAATACTCATCGTTAATGAACACGACGGAATACAGTCATATCTGTATCACAATCCAAGTGTCGTTAAAGTAGCAGGGTATGTTAGCGAACTTGATT